GCAAATAGAGAAGTTAAAGTTTCTATTGCAAACATTAGTTTTAATGATGGCGTGTTTGATTTACTTGTTAGACAATACTCTGACGATGATTCCAATCCAGTGGTTCTTGAAAAGTATACAAATTGTTCTATGGACCCTTCTCAAAACAATTATGTGGGGGTAAAAGTAGGAACTTCTGACGGTGAGTATGCAATCAATTCAAAATACATAATGTTAGAAGTTAATCCTGAAGCTCCAACAGATGCACTACCTTGCGGATTTGAAGGTTATTTAATTAGAACTTATGGTACGTCTAAATCACCATATCCAATATATAAGACAAAATACAATAGTCCAGGTGAAGAGATTTGGAATCCACCATTCGGAAAAACTTCAGGTTCAGATAACAATGTTATAAGTAATGGTGAAAACATTAGAAGGGCTTATTTAGGAATTAGTTCATCTATTGGTTGGGACCCTAATTTCTATGATTATAAAGGTAAACAAACCCCAACAGGTTGGACATGTACCGAACAAACCTATCAAAATTGGTCACACATTACCAAAGGTTTCCACTTAGATAGTGGGGCAACTATTGTTAAGATAGCGTCTAACTATTCAAATTCAGGTGAGTCAGCATTTGATGTGGGTGTTACATCATTTACATCTGACCCAACAGATTCGAATAACGCATATTACAGAACTTATTCTAGAAAGTTCACAGTATTACCATATGGTGGTTTTGATGGTTGGGACATATATCGCGAATATCGTACTTATTCCGATGAATACATTTTAGGTAAGTCTCTTTATTTATACGGAGCGCTTGAAGGATGCCAGCCGTTCACAAATGCTACAGGTTGGGGAGCTTTCAGACAAATCACTGTTGAAGATAATACAACTGACTATGGTAATACAGACTATTACGCATATAAGTTAGGTATTGAAACGTTTAATAATCCAGCTATTATTAACATAAATGTATTAGCTACACCTGGTATTGATTCTGTTAACAATTACCAACTTGTTAAGTCTGCAATTGACATGGTTGAAATTGATAGAGCCGACTCTATCTATATCATGACAACACCTGACTTTGACCTGTATCAACCATCAACATCTATGGATAACTTTATATATCCACAAGATGCGGTTGATGATTTGGCAAGTCAAGATATAGATTCTAACTACACAGCAACTTATTACCCATGGGTATTAACTCGCGATGGTGTGACTAACACTCAAATCTATATCCCACCAACAGCTGAAGTTTGTCGTAACTTAGCACTTACAGATAACATTTCATTCCCTTGGTTTGCAACCGCAGGTTACACAAGAGGTATTGTTAACTCAGTAAGAGCAAGACGTAGACTGACACAACTTGATAGAGATACTCTTTACCAAGGTAGAGTTAACCCAATTGCAACCTTCAATGATGTTGGTACAGTAATTTGGGGTAATAAAACACTTCAAGTTAGAGAAAGTCCTCTAGACAGAATCAATGTAAGAAGATTGTTATTACAAGCTCGTAAGTTGATTTCAGCAGTTGCAATCAGATTGTTGTTCGAACAAAACGATGCAGTTGTAAGACAACAGTTCTTGGATTCAGTAAACCCAATCTTGGACGCAATCAGAAGAGATAGAGGTATCTACGATTTCCGTGTAACTGTTAACAGTTCACCTGAAGAATTAGATTCTAACCAAATGTCAGGTAGAGTATTCTTGAAACCAACTAAGGCTCTTGAATTCATCGACATTGAGTTTGTAATTACTCCACAAGGTGCAAGTTTCGAAAATATCTAATATCGAAAACAAATAAATTTAAAAACCCTCTGGAAACAGGGGGTTTTTTATTTTTACTATATTTATAAAGTATGAAAGTTATTTTGGTAGAAGAATTTAAAGAAGAAACAACTCCAGATATTGAGTATTATGCATTTGATTGGGACGACAATATTATGATAATGCCCACTCAAATTATATTAATTGACAAAAATGGAGAAGAGGTTGGGATGTCAACCGAAGATTTTGCTGAACATAGACACCAAATAGGTAAAGAAGATTTTGAGTATAAGGGTAAGACCATAGTAGGTTATGCCACAGACCCATATAGACACTTTTCAACAAAAGGTGATAAAAGGTTTATAATTGATTCTCTTTTAGGTAAAACAGGACCAGAATGGGATACTTTCAAAAATGCAATTAATAATGGGTCAATTTTTTCAATAGTAACCGCAAGGGGTCATTCACCACTTACTATTAGACAAGCAATCGAAAACATGATTGAACTTAATTTTAAGGGTATTTCTAAGAAGGAACTTGTTAGAAATCTTAGAAAGTTTAGAGACATTGCAGGTGAAGAAGATATGTCAGACGAACAACTTATAGAAACTTATATGGATATGAATAGATATTATCCAGTAACTTTTGGTTCAGGTTCAGCACAAAGCCCTGAAAAAGGAAAATTAGAAGCTTTAAAGGAGTTTGAAAATTATATAAAATACATTTCAGAACATTTACACAAACAAGGATTTCTAAAAAACAAAATTTCAAACAGATTTGTACCAAAAATATATTTTTCAGATGATGATAAGAAAAATTTAGAATTTACTCATAAAAAACTTTCAAAAAGACCAGAAAATATAATTCAATTTATATCTACACATGGAGGTGAAAGAAAAAAGTATGATGGTTAATATTTATTAACTAGACTTATGTAAGTTTGATAAAAAAAAAATTAAAGTAAATAGAAAAATTTTAAAACAATACTATTTATAAATAAATAAAAGAAAAAATTAAAAACAAAAAATATGGCTGATTTACTAATGAAAATGCCGATACCGTATGAACCCAAAAAGAAAAATAGGTTCATTTTAACATTCCCTAGCGAATTAGGTATCAATGAATGGTATGTTGAGAGCACAGCGAGACCAAAAATCACTATAGGTACAACTGAAATACCTTTTCTTAATACTAAGAGATATGTTGCGTCTAAATATGAATGGGGTACTATTAGTGTTACTTTCCGTGACCCAATTGGTCCATCAGCCGCTCAAGCTCTTATGGAATGGGTTCGTTTACACGCTGAATCTGTTACAGGTCGTATGGGTTATGCTGCGGGTTATAAAAAAGACATTACCTTACAAATGTTAGACCCAACAGGAGTTGTTGTCGAAAAATGGATAATGGTTGGAACATTCTTAACTGATGTAGATTTCCAAAGTTTAGGATACGGTGAAGACGGACTTGCAACAATTCAAGCAACTCTTCGCCCTGACTATTGTGTACTTGTATACTAAAATTTATTTTTTCATTATACTATTTACAAATCCGTACTTTGTGCGGATTTTTTTTTGTAAAAATATATTAATATGAATGAACAGATAGCGGGACAAGAAAATTTTAATTTACCTCACGATGTTGTACAATTGCCAAGTCAAGGTAAATTTTATAAAAATAAAAAGAAAAGTGTTAAAGTTGGTTTTTTAACGGCTTCAGATGAAAATTTATTAGTAAGTACAAATAAAATTTCTTCCGACCAACTAATACAAAGACTGATTCGTTCTAAATTATATGAGCCAGATTTATCCCCATCTGAAATGTTGGAAGGTGATATTGAGGCGATATTAATTTTCTTAAGAAACACTTCATTTGGAACTGAATATACATTTAATCTAGTCGACCCTGAAACAGGTAAAAATTTTGAAAAAACAATTAATTTAGATTTATTAAGTTTTAGAGTCCCTGAAATTGAGCCAGATGACAATGGATTTTATTTAACCAAATTACCGAAGTCCGGAGCATTAATAAAACTTAGACCATTAACTTTTGGAGATAGTGATGAAATAGAAAGAATGTCTGATAGTTATCCGGCAAATATGGTAGTCCCAAAAGTTACATGGAAACTTATGCGTCAGATAGTGGAAATTAATGGCTCAACGTCCAAGGAAGAAATAGCTAAGTTTGTTGATACGATGCCAATAATGGACTCAAAATATATCAATAATTTTATAAAAAATAATGAACCACGCATCGAATTAAATCGAGAAGTAATTGCCCCGTCAGGAAAAAAGGTAAATGTGAGAATTACCTTTGGGGCTGAATTTTTTCGCCCTTTCTTCTGATTATTTATCTAATTCCCTTCAAGAGTATTATATATTAGGTAAATTTATCAATACGACTTATTCTGACTATCTTAGAATGCCAATTTACCAAAGAAAATTTTTGGTAGATAAAGTAGTTGAATATAACACTCCAAAAAACTAATATTTGATTATTTATTAGTATGTTAACTATGCTAATGGCCGGCAACGAAGACGCAACAACTTCGTCCTTTGTTTATAATTTACCACCAGGTACAAATACACAAATTGGGTTGGATAAACCGAGGCTATTTACCTTAGAGGAAGGTACAGGTCCATTAGCCTATCTTAAAGAGATTCTTGCAAATAGTTCAAAATTCCTTACCGAAGTTGAAGGAGCAGCTGTTTTATTAGATTCACAATTTCAGGGCATTGTTAATACTATGGGTCAAGGGCAGAACATGGCCCAATCCATTAAGATGGAATTAAGTGAAGCGTCTATTGAAATATTAAAAATGGGTGGGGATGTCACAGACGCCGCTAAGATACAAACTACCACAATAGAAAGTTTAGGTAGGAACGTT